CCCCTTCGTTCACGTTCACTTCGGACGCGCATGTGGCGGAATGGAACGGCCTTACGCCTGTGTTCGCTGATATTGACCCTGACACCTTCTGCATAGACCCTATGACGCTTCCGCTTTCTCCCGATACGAAAGTAATCATCGCGGTGGACTGCCACGGGCGACTTGCAGACATACAGAAAATAAGGGATGTGGTTGATTTGGGATGGGCGATGTGGAAGCTAGATACCCCAAAGCCACTCATCATTGAGGACGCAGCTCACGCTATTCATGACCCTGGCGAGCAGCAGGGCGACGTGGTGGTGTACTCGTTCCAAGCCGTGAAGTTCATGCCTATATTCGACGGAGGCATGGTCACCACGAACGATGAGGAAGTGTATAAGAAGCTGCGCAAGCTCACGTGGCTCGGTATCGAGCAGAATACCTACGAGCGTGCCGCAGGTGGTCGCTATGCGTGGGATTACGATATAGTTGTAGGAAATGGCATCAAGGCTTATATGACCAATGTGCAGGCTGCTATCGGTCTTGGACAGCTTCGCAGGCTCGATGCACTCCTAGAGAAACGCCAGAAGATACAGGAGACTTACAACAAGGCATTTGAAGGACAGCCGTGGTTCAAAAAGCCCCTCTACTCACGAACCGTCCAGTACTACACCCCGAAATGGGAACGTAGAAACGAGCTGGATCAATTCTTGACGAGTAATGGCATCCACACCGGTATGCATTTCAAACCGCTACACCTCATGACCTACTGGAAGAAGAATCACAAGCATCCGCTACCGAATTCCGAGAAGGTATTTGAAAGCATCCTGTCATTGCCCGTGCACGATGCTTTGACCGAAGAAGAACAGCAGTACGTGATAGATAAGGTCTATGAGTTTTATGCTGAAACTACCTAACATAACCTTAGTTGCTGTCACGGATATAGACCGTGAAGGATGCTGGAAGGCGCTTGAAAAGAGCTCCGAAGGCATCTCATGGGGCGCGACGCTATTACTACAACCCACGCTCGGCTCAATCGATGCGTGGAATAAATTTATAATCTATGATTTACATCGCTATATTAATACTGATTTTGCAATGCTTATCCATCCTGATGGGTATGTTATCAATCCAGAAGCTTGGAAAGATGAATTCCTCGAATACGATTATATCGGAGCACCGTGGCCCTTACCGCAAGACGATTTCAGTTACCGAACGCCTAACGGGGAACTTGTACGAGTGGGTAATTCCGTATCCCTCAGGAGTAAACAGATTCTCGAAGCCCCAAGTGTACTCAACCTCGAATGGCGTTCTTATTTCGGCAATACCAACGAAGATGGATATTTGACGTGTCATAATAGAGATACATTGATAAACCATGGAGCAAAATTCGCACCGCTTGAAGTGGCTAAATACTTCTCTAAAGAGCATGAAATCCCCGAAAACAAAGGAATCGAGACGTTCGCCTTCCACACCGTAGATATATGATTGCAGGCCTCATGCACAGCGGATCGGGCCTCGGCAACCAGCTGTTTCGCTATATAACTACGCGAACGCTGGCTACTGATAAGGGCCTCTCGTTTGGCATGATAGCCTCTGAGAACTTCAAAGGTACAACCTTCATGGAGCTGGATATGGGTATGTCGCTTGGGATTCCCTATATCACAGGAACGGGCGGCGAAGTTGTACCCATAAGTTCGTGGGTTAGTTTCTCCGAGAAAAAAGTAGTAGAAAACGGCGTAGACATCCGCAGCTACGACCCTGAGATAAACTTCGTGGAGGATAATACAATCATCGATGGCGAGTTCCAAGACTCTAGGTACTGGATGCATCATATCGAGGACATCACCAAATGGCTGAAGACCGAACCGTTATTCATGCCCAACGATCTCTGCGTCATAGGTTTTCGCGGGGGTGAGTATAAGTACGTGCAAGATCTGTTTCTGCCTAAGGCCTACTGGGAGACTGCTATCGGCATGATGAAACTGCTGAACCCTAAGATGCGTTTTATGGCCGTCACGGACGATATAGACGCCGCCGCCCAGATGCTACCAGAGTACGTTAAGATAACGCATGATATGGCTACCGATTGGCGGGCCGTACGGGCAGCCAGATATCTTATAATCGCCAATAGCAGCTTTTTCATACTTCCAGCACTTATCAACAATAATGTGCGGAAGGTAATCGCCCCGAGGTATTGGGCGCGGTACACTATAGGCGGCCCGTGGGCAACCGCCCAGAACTATTATCAGAAATTTCACTATATCTAATATGCCTTATAAATCACAGGCACAGGAAGCGTATTTCAACGCTAACAAGGCGAAACTTGAAACCCAAGGAGTTGATGTGAATGAATGGAATGCCGCCTCAAAAGGCAAGGAATTGCCTAAACGTAAAGACGGCAAGAGTGATATGCGCCGCGTGAAACCGGCAGCAAACAGATTATTCGGTAAAGGACACAAATAACATGAAATCGTACTCAGCAAAGGCAGCAGCGAAAGGAAAGGATATTGGTAAGAAAGGAAAGAATTTCTCAAAGATTGCTTCAAGCGCAGGTAAGGAATATGGCAGCGCAGCTGCTGGAAAGCGCGTTGCAGGAGCTATTCTCAATAAACTACGTAGCAAATAATGAAGTATATCCTTACCCATTATTCAGGGGACTGGGAATGGGTGAAGGAATACACTGACGATTTCCTCATCTATAACCGTACTGATGAGGAAATACCTAACTCAATCAAGCGTGAGAACGTGGGTGATGCCGATTACGATCGGCTCAGCTACATAGTAGATAACTACTATAATCTTCCCGAAGTATTTCTTCTTAGTAAATCAAACCTATTCAAATATGTCTCCAAAAAGGAATTCGATGAGGTCAAGGATAATACGGTATTTACGCCGCTTCTTACACAGCATCATAAAGTATATGAACCCATATGCCGGTATCGAGATGGTCTATACGAGGAAGTCAACAATAGCTGGTACTTGCAGAGCGTTCCCGCATTCCATTTCAGCAACTACGGAGAGTTCGCCCGTGCGTTCAACCTTCCAAACCCAGACTACCTACAGTTCGCACCAGGCGGAAACTATATCCTTACCCGTGAGACAGTCCATAAATACGGCAAAGAGTTCTATGAGGAACTTCGTTCTATCCTTCCATATTGCGCCCATCCAGGCGAGGCACATATGATTGAACGTAGTCTATACACTCTATGGCGATAATCGATGTCTGCACTTATAACGGGGAGGAAGAGTTGTGGGATTTGCACTACAACGCTCTGAAAGACTATGTCAATGAATTCATCGTCTGCGAGGCGCCCACCACTTTCTCAGGAGAAACAAAACCGTTGTATTTCGAGCGAATCAAGGATAAATACCCTGATGTGAAATACCACATCATTGATGAGAATTGGACTGAGGAGGAGAAACTAGCTGCGTGGGCCTCACCAAATACTGCTGGCGCAGCCCACTGGACAAGGGAGTGGTTGCAGAAAGAATCCATAAAGAAGGCTCTGACGCACCTGAACGACAACGACATGGTATTCATAGGCGACGTAGACGAGATATGGTCGCCGAACGCTATCAAGCTCATAGGCCCTTTCAAGCTGAAATTGCGGGTATATACCTATTACCTGAATAACCGATCCAGTGAGGTATTCTATGGCCCGATTAAGGCACAATACGGGCAGATAAAGCACCTTATCCTGAATCACCTGCGAACCAGTGCCCCGCGCACCAAGAACTACTACGGATGGCATTTCACCAGCATGAAAGATGCATTGCGAAAGAAGCTCACGGACAGTTATACACAGGAAAGCTACGCAACCCCCGAAGTCTTGAATAATCTAGAGTACAATATAGGGATTAATAAGGATTTCTTGGGACGAGACTTCACGTACAGGACTGACGAGAGTGAATGGCCGGAGTTTCTCAGAGAAAATAGGGAACGGTATCAGCATTTATGCAAGAACTCTTAGAAAAAAGGGCAAAGAACAGAGAAAAGCAGCGAATCTGGCGAGAAAAGAACCTTGAACGCTCACGAGAGATAAAGAAACTATCTAATTGGAAAGCTCGCGGAGGCCCGCCAGAACCCAAAAAGGCAGTCTTCATAAAGAAATCCCCAAGCATCGCTGAACTTGGAACCCGCGTAGACCCAATAGAACAGATAGACATATCATTATGTACCAATTGTTATCGAAAGTATTTGACTAAACTCTATTGTTTGTGGTGTACTAACTATCATGGAACCAGGACGACCAACAGTAATGACTGATGAAGTACTCCAGAAATTAGAGGAGATATTTCTCATTGGTGGAACGGACACAGAAGCGTGTCTTTATGCGGATATTTCGCCTGCAACCCTATACAACTATCAGAAGGAACATCCTGAATTCTTAGAGAGAAAAGATTCTTTGAAAGAAACGCCCTTTTTAAAGGCTCGTAGGACTATCATTAAATCCTTAGATGATCCGAATCATGCTTTTAAGTTCATGGAACGAAAGAAGAAGAATGAATTCGGCCCTGGTCTTGAAATAAGCGGTGAATTGGTTTCCAAGGTAATTTCATTAGATGAATGAGTCTGAAACTATCAAGTTCAGCGAACTCGCACACTTCCTTCCTAAACAGGCAGTAGCACAAGAAGCGTCTAAGAAGTTCAAGTTTCTTCTATATGGCGGATCATTAGGCTCCGGTAAATCATACTGGCTGCGCTGGATGATGGTGTACTGGCTGATGAAGCTGTATAGCAAATATAATATAAAAGGCATTCGAGCAGGCCTCTTCTGCGAGGATTATCCTAGTCTTGAGGATAGGCATCTAAGCAATGTGAAGTATGAGTTTCCGCATTGGCTCGGAACATACAACCAGCAGCGCCATGAGTTCACGTTGGCTCCTGAGTATGGCAGTGGAGTCATAGCTTTCAGAAACCTCGACGATCCTGAAAAGTATCTATCGGTTGAGTTTGCCGTCATGGGCGTGGATGAGATTAATAGGAATCCCTTGGTCACGTTCAGAGAGCTTAGAAAGCGTTTGCGCTGGGCCGGTATTCCTGATGTGCGGTTCCTTGCAGCCTGCAACCCTATCGGCGAGGCATGGGTAAAGAACTGGTGGGTGAAACGACTCTTTCCGCCTGAAGAGAATGAACAGTATGAGTTCGGCTTCGTTCCGGCATTGCCTACCGATAACCCCTATCTCGACGAAAGCTATTATAAGAGCCTCGAATCACTACCAGATGCGCAGCGTAAAGCCTTCTTAGAGGGCAACTGGGACGCCTTCGATGAGGGATTAGATGAGAAAGGCTATATACGCTTAGTGAATGACCGCGAACTTCAGGCATCCATAACGAATACGGGCGAGCATTCAGGCTATAAGGTACTTGGCATAGACCCAGCAGCAGGCGGTGATGCGTCAGCAATCGTCCTTAAATCAGGCAATCTGCAGGAGATTCTATTCAACCAGAAGCTGCAGGATACGATGGACTTAGTCGGCGTTATTCAAGAGAAATACCGTGATTTCAGCTGTGATTACATGGTGATAGACCGTGGTGGCGTGGGCCAAGGCGTCTATGATCGACTCAAGCAGTTGGATTATCCCGTCAAAGGCGTCATGTTCGGCGAGAAGAGCGAAGACCCTATGTTCTCTAACTTCAAGGCAGAGCTGCACTGGCGTGAGCGTAAATGGCTCCTGTCCGGCGGCAGATTGGTACAAGACTACGGCTGGAACGAGTTTGAAGTGATTAAGTATAAGAACAAGGACAGCAAGATAACTATCCAGCCCAAAGAAGAGCTGTTCAAAGACGGCATTCCGAGCCCTAACTGCGTGGACGCGGCTGTCTTGACTATGGCCATAACGGACACTTCCATACATAACTCGCATGTGTATAAGGCACGCGGCGGCCAGTTCTATGACAAAATGGACGCGGTATTCAATTCAGGGAACGAATTAGAAGCTAAACAAATATCCTCATGGCCCGCATAAAGAAAGTATCCAAAAGCCGCATGGCGTCCAGTAAGGACATCCAAGACCATATTCTCGGAGAAACCACGGCAACTGTGCATAACTCCACGCTTGACGGAACGGAAAGCAGTGTACACTACAATGTAAAAGAGGGAGAAGTCCATTCAGACATCCATTTAGAGGATGATGAGGGATTCGGCAAGACTATCGTAGTGCGTTCATTCGATTTCAAGGCGAATCCGGCAGCATTTCATGCGCATACGCCTTCAAAGCAGGAGATATTCAATGCTCACGCCAAACAGATAGAAGCATACTTGTGGGAAGACGGCCTCCAGCCGATGCCTGACGTTAACATTCAAGTGATTCTTTCTAAGAAGCGTGAAGGCTATCGGATAGTCGTAGGAGCCGAACCCCGTAAAGGCCAGATTATAAGCAGGCGAGACCAGGATAAGATACAGACCCTTTCACAAGCAGCGCATGGCAGATTCTCAACCTAGCACCCCAGAACGAAGCACCCTCCTCGGCGACATAGAGGCTAATTACCTTGAGTCCTTTCAATTCCTCCTATCGCG